CTGAACGGCGACGCCCTGCAAGACGCTCTCGACTCAATGCCAGAGGCGGAATACAACAAGCTGATGCGCGGCTGAACCAATGACCCAAGACACCAATGACCCAAGACACCAGTGACAAAAAGATGACGGTGGACCTTCGTACCGGCCGAAAACTTGTTTTCACCATCGTTGGTGCAAATGGTGTTGACTCCGAACCAATATCTATCACCATCACACATGAGGCCAAAGCTGGACGTGTGGCGAGACTCAATGTGGTCGCGCCGCCGATAGTAAGAATTGGCTTTCCCTGATTTGCGCAGGTTTCGCATTCGGCTCGCAGGAGTGAGCAAAAGGCAATACCTTGGAGGTTAAAAATGCCTGCTGCTAGCACTCCCGTTCTCCCAACCGACCCCGGCGCCCGCAAAGCGTGGTCCCACTTCATTGGCAAAGAGGCTGCTGCAAAGCAGTATTTCAGCCGCATGATGGGTGCTGAGGGCTCAAAAGCCGTCGTCATCAAGCGCTCTGAGCTGCAAAAAGGCGAGGGCGACGAAATTACCACCCTGATCACGGCCAAGCTGCAAGGAGCGCCGCGTGTGGGCGCCGAGCGCCTAGAGGGCACCGAAAAACGCATCACGCAGTTCGACACCAAGATCAAAATTGGTCTGATCCGAGAGGGTGTCAACGTCGGCTCAATCATGGACGAGCAGCGCACCGGCCAAAAGCTGGGCGCCATCGGACGCGATGTGCTGGCCGACTGGCTCGCCGAGTACATGGAGCAGTTTCTGCACTGCCATGTGGCCGGCGATGTCGGTGTTGGCCTGTGCTTCACCAACGTGCGCGGCGCCGACGGCAACTTCAAGAAAATTGAAATGCCGCTTATTGCAATTGACGAAAAGCACCGCCTGATCGGCTCAAGTGGCAACACGGCAGCCAACGCGCTGACCGATGCGAACATTATGAAGCTCACCACGCTGACCAGCGCGGTCAAAAACAAGCTGTCAAAAATGTACGGCGGTATCAACGGCGCGAGCAAGATTGAGAAGGCCAACGTCGGCGGCAAAAGCATGTATGTGGCCTGCCTGCCCGCCGAGGTGATGTCGGATCTGCGCAGCGACATTGGTGACAACGGCTGGGTGTCATGGCAAAACGCCCTGGTGCGCAACATGGGCGCCAAGGCCGGCCCGTTTGTCGAAGGTGGCGGCATGTACGACAACATAATCGTTGACGAGACCCCGTGCGGCACCTACCTGCCAGGCTTCGGCGCAGGCGGCGCGGTGACTGCCGCTCGCTCTTTCTTGCTGGGCGCCGGCGCTGTGGCTTTTGCCCAGGGCCGCAAGGGCTTGAAAGACGGACTGAGCGTGGAGCTCGAAGAGGACTCCGATGACCGTGGCCACGAGCGTGTGATCCACATGAAAGCCATCTTCGATGCCACCCGCGTTCACTTCAAAGACATGGCCCACGCGATGCTGACCATAGACACCGGCTTCACCCGCGCCCCTGGCGGCGACATCTGATGATCACGCCCTAAGCCTTCGGGCCCGGGGCGGTCAAAACCCATTCACCAGGAGAAACCAAAATGCCCCTTCGCCAATCCTTTGAGGCTGCCGCTGGCAGCGTTCGCGGCGCCATCACGGGCTGTCAGCCCACGGTTGTGCTGATGCAATACACCGTGCCGGCCGGCACCGTCGTGAACGACACTGTTGAGATTGGAGCCATTCCGCATGGCTGCTTTGTCACCAATGCCGCCGTCTACCAAGATGCCGTGGGCGCCGGTTGCACCCTTGACGTGGGCGTGATGTCGGGCCGGTACGGTCAGCTTGATCAAGCGCGCACGATGGGCAACGAGGTCTATGCGGCCCTGGCCATCGCCAACGGTGGCACCTCGGCCCAGGCAACCAAGAACCTCATGGCCATCGCTCCCGCTGAGTCAGCGCGCGGCGTGGGCCTGAAGTTTCTGGGTGCAGCTCCCACTGCGGGCAAGCTGATCACGGTTGCCTTGACCTGCGTCAGCAAGTAATGGCCATCCGAGGCGCTCGCCTTGCGAAAGAGCCGGAGACCGACGAGCGCCGGTTGCAGGACTACCCGCGCCACGAGCGAGAAAACGCGCTCAAGGTGCAGGGGTCGGCCTTGCGGGAGTTGGGGCACCGCTACGGCATCCCGCGTTCGTCCATGGAGAAAATGGATGATGACAAGTTGCGTCGGCAGATTCACTTTGCCCAAAGCAACAGCCTCGCGCAAGCCGAAAGCGCATGAACTGGCTTGACTTCGGCCCCTACGTCAGCCCGTATGTGCCGGGGGCGCCAGCGCCAACGCTGATTCACCATGCGCGCCAGGCTGCCATTGAGTTCTGCCTGACAACCAAATGCTGGGTGCGCAACCTGGACCCGGTTCAGTCTGACGCTTACGGCTCAATCGACATTGAGCCCGACGAATCTACCGCACGCATATTCGACATTCAGCGCGTGGCAGTAAACGGCATCGAGTGGCCGCTGGTCACCGCCTCGCTGGGTGTGGCCAGGCGCGAACTGCGCGACGACGCAAACGTGACGTTTACCGACGACCTACAGGTGCTCACCATCAACCCGGCGCCCAAGGCTGGGTCGGTGGTGCACTTGCGGGTGGCGATGACACTCAAAGAGGATGCCGAAGAGCTGCCGAACGAGCTGAAACCATACGTGCAGCGCATCTCTCACGGCGTGCTTGCCTCAATCATGCTCATACCTGGCCAAGCGTTCACATCTTCTGAGGCTGCGCGCCACCAGGCGATGTTCCGTGAGCACATTAAACAAGAATCCAGCCGCCTGGCTCGCGGGCAGGTTGCATCGGGCCACGGCCGCATCAACCCATCGTTCATGTAGCCCGGCCGGTGTTGACTCCGAAGGGATTTGGCGGACCATTTGCCAACCCCAAAGGAGGCTTCAATGCCCATATCAGCCCAATCCCGCGTTCGCCGCGCCGTCGAGACGCTGCAAGACCCAACTTCGATTCGCTGGCCTGTCAACGAGCTGGTGCGATACCTGAACGACGGGCAGCGCGAGATCGCACTGTACCGACCCGATTCGATGGTGACTTCGGCCACCGCGCCTTTGGTGGCTGGTGCCAAGCAGACTTTGCCTGCTGGCGGCACAAAGCTGATTGATGTGGTGCGCAACACGGCCGGCGACAAGCGGGCTATTCGGCTGACCAATCGAGAGATTCTGGACGCCCAGGTATCAGGCTGGTATGGCCTGCCTGGCGTGACCGAGATTCTGCACTTCATGTACGACGTGCGCGACCCGCGAACCTTCTACGTGTACCCCGTGGCAGCCGCAACAGGCGCCTCAGTGGAGCTGGTGTATGCCGCTTTGCCTGTGGACATTGCCGAGCCAGCGGACGGTTCGCTCTACGGCGCTGTGGATGGCAACATCTCGGTGCCTGACATTTACGGCAACGTGCTACTGGACTACATCCTCTACCGGGCCTACACAAAAGACAGTGAATATGCAGGCAACGCGGCGCGCTCGCAGGCGCACTACCAGTTGTTCGCCAACGCGCTAGGCATGGAGATCAAGGGCACCGTGGGCGTGGCCCCAACCTCAAAGGGCAACCCGAATTCGCCAGTCGCATCGCTCTTGGCGCCGTAAGCGTAAGAGGCCAGCATGATCCCGCAACAGTCGCCAAAGGAATCCCCATGAGTACCGTCATTGCCGTCCAGCTGCCATCTGGCGGCTACGCTCCCTTGGCTGTTACCGAGGACGGGTTTGTCCCGATCAGCCTACCTGGGCGAGTTTGCCTTGGGGAGGCCCGAATCACCGTGCCCATCACCTCAATTGCGCTTACGGGCGCCACGGGATCGATCGCCATCCCAGCCGGCTCTGTCACCGTAGAGATCCAAGCGGACGGCGGCGCCGTGCGAATGCGCCGCAACGGCACCAGCCCTACCGCAGCCATCGGCTACCGGCTGGAAGATGGCATAGAGAAGATGGTGGACAGCAAGCTGACTGATGTGCGCCTAATCGCGCAAGACCAGGCCTGCTTCGTCAACGTGTCCTATTTCAATCAGGTCTGAACATGAGACGGACCGCTCGCGACCTGCGCACCCGGTTCGCGCCGACCGTTCTACGGGCGCGGCTCTTGGAAATATTTACTCCTGCGTCCCTGTTCACAGGCGGTGCCGAGGGCGTGTTACTTGAAGCCTTCGACATTGACACGCTGTTTCAGCTTTCAGATGGGACCGAGCCTGTAACGGCTGCGGGGCAACCTGTTGGGCTGATGCTGGATAAAGGCAAGGGTGTTGGGCCAAATTTAATTACCAACAGCACATTCGACAATGACGTTGACGACTGGGAAGCGAATCAGCCAACCACTATTCTTTCGCACGGTGAAGACGGAACGCTGGTGTTTACGCGGACTGAGCCAACTGGCGCCGGTGGAGTAGTCCATTACTTTCCCACGGTCGCCGGTCGGTATTACAGACTTACTGCAACGCTTGTTTCGTCAACCAACTTTGAAGACGAGGGTGTAATGCTTCGAGGTGGCAGCACTATCGCCCCTATCTACCACACCTTTCAGGCCCCAGGCACTGCAAGCGGCGTGTTCAAAGCCGATGGTTCAAGTTCTGTCATATACCTTCGCGGCACATTGGGCGTAAACACCTGGGATAACGCAGAAGCTAGGGAGATTTTGGGCAATCACGCTACCCAATCGGTATCACCAAAACGACCAACATATCAGACCAGCCCCGCTCGCATGACGTTGGACAAGGTAGATGACCGTCTATCTGTGACAGTGCCAACGGGCGGCTTTACTGGCACGATGGTTCTGGCCACTGACCAAGGCACGGCAAGCTATGGTGTGAATATCCCGGCAGGTCCGTATGACATTGGCGGCAGGGGTGGGTCGTATTTTCCCGGCAATGCAATCGTAGGGCAGTTGATCCGTGATGGTGCTTTGAGTGAAGGTGAAGCTGCGGCGACGGAGGCTTATTTTGTGGAGAATGGTGCGACTGCCAGCTACGGTGCTGTAACTAACTTTTCACGGTATTGGTCTAATTGTATAGAAATCACCAGTTTCCCCATCATTGACACATCATCTGGGACTAACGTTAACAGTGCATGGTTTGGTTGCTCCAGCCTGACAAGTTTCCCCATCATTGACACATCATCTGTGACTAACTTTAACGGTTCGTGGGTTAACTGCTCCAGCCTGACAAGTTTCCCCCTTATCGACACATCGTTTGGGACTTTCTTTAGCGGTGCGTGGCAAAACTGCTCCAGTCTCACTAGCTTTCCTCTTATCAACACATCATCTGGGGCTTTTTTTCAAAATGCATGGCAAAACTGCTCCAGCCTCACTAGCTTTCCTGCAAACATCTTCGACAACATAAAAGCCGGAAACTTTACCAACGCGTTTGTAAGCACCGCCCTGACCCAAACCAGCATTGACAACATACTAGTATCGCTTGTTGCCTCTGGCATCGCAGCCGGAACGCGAGTGTTTAACCAGTCAGGCGGGTCTGCACCATCGGCAACAGGTGAATCTGCAATCACAACACTCCGTTCGCGTGGTTGGACCGTCACAGTGACAGGAGGGTTCTGATATGCGAATAACAGCCGCTTGTCCTGCCGCATTGCGAGGCGACGCGAACCACCTTGCAATGGTGCTGTGCTATGGCCCGGCAGATGCGCTTACCTATCAAGAGCCAAATTGGCAGGACGCAGCGGGAAATTTGTATTACTGTGCCTCCTTCGTGACCCCCCAAAATCTGGTTGAAAGATTGCAAAGTGAGTTGCAGCGGCCACAATGGGATGTTGTTGGCGCCACTGCGGACGAAGAAGGTATTGGTCACCCAGGTGGCGATGGCATTATTGACATGGACGCAGCACGTCGAGCGCAGGCGGCATTAATGTACAGCTTGGAGCCAGTAGCAGCAATGCCCAACAAGCTGACCGCTTGCCCAGGTGCGGACGGGCTGGCAGTGTTGGCCGCTATGGGGCTGGTGCGTATTGAACTG